CTTACTTGTGTTACTGTTGTTATTATAGACGGAATTGATGGTACATTACCTGATGCATTCTCTGCTAAAATAACCGCATCTCCATTAGTTGACTGCCACGCTATTTCAAAATAATCACTTGCCGCTGCATCAACAACATAATTCCACGATGCAATTGCTTCAGCATTATTTGCTAATACAATATGTCCTGCCGATGAACTTACATTCGTTCCGTTTTTCTTTAACCAAATGTATACGTCATCTGCACCAGTATCTGCTAACAATTGTGCTGAGAATTGAATGTTATATGTTCCTGCATTTGCTACAGTTAATCTTGAATTACTTGCAACTGTTACACCTTTTGATATATCTGTTGTATTATAGTTTATTGATTGTGATACGTTTGCTGAACCTGATTGAGTTGTTGTATCAAAAAATGTACCTACGTTAAACATCTTATGTCCATACATAGATAAGTCACCAGCGTTAGCAATTTCTAATGAACCTGATAAATTCAATGAACCTGTCATCTTGAATATATCACTCTTCATATCAATCTCTCTAGCACCATTAACATTGTTGATAGAAATGTTGGTTTCAGTTCCAGCCCAAGATGCTAACATTTGGAATGCAGTAGAATTTGAACCTGTTGTTGAAGTTATATATATGTTTGAACCTGAATTGAAATATGCACCAGCACCAAAGTTTCCAACGTTTAATGTTTGACCATTCTGCATTTGGATTAAACCTTGTGATGGTATAGCACCAGCAACATTCGGAGAACCATTAAAGTTTATAGCGTTATTGGTTGTTAATGAACTTGAGACATTTACAGTTCCATTTTCACCTTTTAATGAACCAGATAGAACTAAACCATTTCTAAAATTAACCTCAGGATTTGCACCTTTTCCTGTCATAAACGGAGTACCATTAGGAAGACCTATTGCAAATAAGTTATCACCTAATTCACCTATTTGGAAATTATGATTACCTGAACCAATTATTAATGAGTTAGAACCTGATGTATAGTTACCGTTTGTTGAGTTACCAATTACAGTTACATTGTTACCAGATACAAATTGATTTGCTGCTGAGTTACCAATGAATATATTACTTGAACCAGATACGATTGAGTTACCAGCAAATGTTCCAAAGAATATATTATCAGAACCAGAAGTTAATTGATACGCTGCATCATTACCCCAGAACTGATTATCAGAACCAGATAAAAATCCTTGACCTGCGCCAGAACCTACTGCTGTATTTCTTCTACCAATTGTAACTTGTCTTAATGCTCTAAAACCAAATGCTGTGTTATCTTGTTCTGTAACATTTTGTAATGCTTGACTACCAACTGCTGTTGATTGGTTTGAACCTGATTTAATTGTTAAACCATTTATAGAACCAGTTTCATTTATAATTAATGAACCTAATATTTGTTGTGTTGAACCTGCGGAACCTGTTGTAATAACATTACTTGGTGCTGGTATATTTGTTAAACCAGAACCATTACCAACGAATGAACCTGTGAATGTTGATGCTGTTACTGCTGAGTTAAAGTTTGCAGAACCTGTTACGTTAAATGTTCCAGATACGTATGCATTTGAACCACTATCAATCCATAAACCTGTTCTTCTATTTGAAGTTCCAGTACCTGTACCAATTGCAAATACAATATTTTGTGAATTATCTAAACCTAATGCAGTATCGTTATATCTACCAAAGAATGCCGCACCACCAATTTGGTTTGCGTGAGATGCAGAAACAATTAAGTTTTGACCAAATACAACTGAACCAACTAAATGACCATTATTGGACGCTATTACTGATGATGTTACCGCTGTGTTAAAACCACCAATAATATTAGAAGTAATTGTTCTTGTTTGTGCTGATGCATTTGAACCAGAAACCCAAATACCAGCATTACCAATAAGCGCATTTTGAGATATAGTTGGACCATTTGTAAGAGTACTAAAAGAACTACTCATTAAGTTAGTTATAGTATTAGCACCATTAATATAGTTTCCTAGTGCATTAATTGATGATGATAAATGATTTAATGTAAAATTACCAATAAGATTATTTGAACTAATTACTGGAACTGCAACCGCAGGTATATTATTTTGAGTACTCGCTAATAATGAACCAATATAGTTATTTGATAATTGTATAGAACCACTTTGATGGTTAATAGTTGCTTGACCTGTTAAAATATTAGTTCCAATCACACCATTACCACCAACAAGTGATGATGTTGTAAATTGCAATGCAAGAGTACCGCCAAGATTTAAATTACTTGTCATTGATGGTCTTAATAAAGAACCAGTACCCAAAGTTTGCTGACCTGTAATAATATTAAAACCACCAGGTCCAACATAACCATATGTTCCTTGTGTCACCAACGTGTTTGGTCTTGAACCACCCAATATAATATTGTTTGAACCAGATATTACAATTGAACCTGTTCCAGTTGTTGCAACAGCAGTTGTAAATACTAAATTTGATTGTGATACAGGAGATGATGAACTAATATAATCTATAATTTGAACTGAACCACTTCTATTTGCTTCTGATTGGAATATAACTAAACCTTTATTTGCACTGGTAACTAACGAACCTGATATAACAACTGGACCATTTTGATTTAATTGTCCTCTAACATCTAATGAACCTGTGATACCAACGTTTCTAGTTGTATTCCAATATGAACCTGTTTGTGCAAAGATGCTATCTCCACTTGTTCCAGACGTGCCAGAGGTACCAGAAGTTCCACTGCTTCCACTATCACCTGATGTGCCACTTGTTCCTGATGAACCTGCTTGACCAGAGGTACCAGAAGTTCCTGATGAACCGCTATCTCCACTCGTTCCTGATGAACCACTACTACCTGATGTACCACTTGTTCCTGATGAACCGTCACTACCACTTGTTCCAGAAGAGCCAGATGTTCCACTTGTTCCTGATGAGCCATCACTACCTGACGTACCACTTGTACCAGAGGTTCCTGAAGAACCGCTACTTCCAGATGTACCTGAAGTTCCTGATGAGCCATCACTTCCTGATGTACCAGATGTTCCACTAGACCCTGATGATCCAGAAGTTCCTGATGTACCACTTGATCCGTCAGATCCACTTGTTCCGCTAGAACCTGAACTACCACTTGTTCCAGAGGTTCCTGAAGAACCAGATGTTCCACTTGTGCCACTAGATCCTGATGATCCAGAGGTTCCAGAAGAACCGTCAGAACCTGAGGTTCCAGATGTACCAGATGACCCACTATTCCCACTTGTTCCTGATGAACCAGAACTTCCTGATACTCCGCTTGTGCCAGAGGTTCCAGAAGAACCTGCTTGACCTGAAGTACCTGATGTACCACTAGTACCTGATGAACCAGTTTGACCCGTGATAGGTGAACCATTCAATAATAGATTACCAGTAAAGTTTATTGTATCATTACTTGCTTGTAATGGTATATTATTACCAAGACCATCCTGAACATATTGCAATGTCCCTGTGACTCCTGTGTATGAGTTTGCTAGTTTTAATAAACCTTGGTATGTATCTTTGACATTATTTCCTGTAAGTGCGCTCATCTTTTATATATATTTTTTTAAAATTCATTCCAATCAGTTGCAATGTCTTGCCACATTTGTGCAATAACTTCCCATGGATAATTAAACGGTGTAATAGGAAGTACACATCTGTTAAAGTCAAACTTCTGAATTATGTTAAATGACATTGTCCATCCTCCCAATATTGTTTCAAATCTTTCAAGGAATGGTTCAAGTTGTGGGTTCCAATCTGCTTCATACTCCGATAGATATAATAACGAGAAAAAGTCCTTCGCTACTTCTAACGTGTCATTTAACACATCTTGCTGATTGGATTGGTCTTCTTCTACTTTATCACAGAAGATAACTTTAAACCCAATATGCATATGGTTCTCAGCCAACTGAGTTGTATCTGGAACAATATACATACGTATATATTTTGGTTCTTGTTTTGTTATAACATCATTGGTAATCTGGGTAATATCCCCAAAACCAAATGAGTTAATTTGTTCGTGAAGAAATGCGAATTTCTTAAAGTCCTCTATGACTACACGATATGATTCGAAGGTTTCATCTACTGGAAACCCAAAACCAAATTCAATTGGTAATCCACACTCAGTATAATCGAATGGTGCAGATAACGATATATTCATTGTATGTCCAGCCAGGATTGTTTCAAACTTTTCTGTAAAAGGAATTAAATCTGGGTTCCATTCACCCACTATATAGTTTGAGAAGTTACCGTATTGTTGGGTATATGATTGCCAAAATACAGTCCAAACATCTTTGGCTATCTCAATGGTATCAGACATTACGTCAGTTAAATTGGATAGGTCTTCCTCAACTTTATCCATAACGATAATAGCAAAGTTGTAATGAATTTCGTTTTGATTGAATACAACTTCCTTAGGAACCACATACATCCTGGTGTATTTTGGTTCCTGTTTGGTGATTATATCATTTGTACATTGCTCAATATCCCCGAAACCAAAAGAGTTAATTTGCTCATGGTGATAGGCGATTGAGGACAAATCCGCTAATATTTGTTTATAACTTATCATCTACTATGAAATATAAAAATTCTTAAATTATCCTTTGAATGCTTTTTTCTGCATTTCTGCTTGGTATCTATCATGTTGAATTAGGAAAGTAAGTTGGTTTAACACTTCTGTTACTTTTTTTTGGTAGACATATTCATGCTTTGTAAAGTCATTTCCAACAATTCGGTTTGTGACAAAGAACCATCCAAACGCTTTTTGAATATTATTCCCCATAGCAGTTTCCTCATCTTCCAGATAAGTTTTACTTTCATCCACATCGTCACCTTCGGTATCGAAGACAGACGGATATAACTTAAATATCTGTTTACGAATCTGATAAAAAAATGCTGTGCTCCCAGCACATACCTCACATTCATTTTCTTTTTAAACAACTCTGCTCTTATTTTCATTGTTTCAACATCGTATTTCTCAATATCAAAGTCATGTTCTGATCTTTGGTTGATAATAGGTCGATACATAATTGCTGCTAGTATGTGCAACAAATCAAATAACTCATCTGCTTTTTTGGTTGAGATGGTATCCAAATCTACAAACTCAGCAAATGTTAAATCTTCCCACTTAGGAAAGAAACCATAATGCACACCATCTAATTCAAATCTATCTTCAAACTTTGGTGTTTCTAATGGAATTAATGTTAAGATGTGTGATGCAAGATATTCAACTTCTTGATAATCAGATGTTAAGTATTCTTCAACTGTTCCACCGCAAACAATGTTTAATATCTTTGCTGCAAAATACTCATCGCTAAATAAGTTCTTAATCTTATATATCTTTGAATAATGTTCAACACTTAGATAATCTGGGATTACATATTGCTTCCCGTCTATTTTAAATTTTATCATATGAATGATATGGCATAGCGGCCAGTCGCTTTAAGTGATTTTATTTCTGGTAACATTCGCATCATGAATGCATCTGATATATCGGGAGATTTTCCCAACATCTTCTTCATATCATCTTTTGACATAACTGCTACCTTATTGTCTTTATCTACGTCTTTTAATTTAACTGCTAATAGTTCCTGAGTCAACTCATCAACCAACATTGTATCTCGAATATTAATACTTATTTTTCCTTCTTTGAATAATTCAGACAATTTCACATAACATTGTGATTTAAGATTGGAGAAGTTCTGGTCGTGTAATGCTTTTGCATTGTTTACAAAGTTGGTTCCCTTAATCATATCAGAAACTCCACCGCCAACTCCATCTGAATCCACGATCACATTATTAGGATGTATTCCGTGTGAAGCGATTAGAGCCCTAATTTCGACCGCTAAATCTGTGGTGGATAGTTTGGTAAAGACAGACACTTCCATCGCAACCAGGCCCACCCAAACAATGCACACGGACCTATCTGACCCAAACCTTGCGACATCGACTGTGATATACTTCTTATCTGTTATGTTTGGTGAGAATTTAAATGCTGCATCTGCAATTGTATCAAATGTGAATATTGCATTGATGTCATCTGTATAATCCCAATTACCCAATAACAATCTTTGCTTCTGTTGTTCTGGTAATTGTCTTAATGTTTCAATATAAGATGGAGGTAAGTGTGGATTGTCCAATGCTGTTGCTGGAACAAACTTCTTCTTTGCTTCCAATCTATCTTCTTTCCATGGGATATAAAAGTCCTTCTTTAAAAAGTTGGTCCCAGGGTTACAAGACATGAATAGTTTTGGTATTAACTTATACTGGTTTAACTTAAAACGCATACGGGATTTAATGATATGGTAAGCCATCTGTGGCACCTGACTCATCTCATCAACGAATGCTCCAGTAATCTCTAGGGATCCCAATGAATCATACATCGGGTCTGATGGAGTTGCTGCTAAATCTTTTAGTATTATCTCTGAGCCATTATAGAACGATATAACGTTACTTTGTTGGTTATAGTTATAATGTTCATCTGGTTTCAATTGCATCAAGCCAAGCGTCTCTAATAGCGTTCTGAGGGTAGTTAATCTTAATTGGGTTAATACACTACGACCGATTAGGTATCGAACCCCTGG